GGACACCCGGCTCCCGCTGAGCTTCATTTTTATCCGTGAATTGTCCCTCAACCCAGAAGACAGCACCGCCAGCTTCCGGACGCTGAGCTGCTCCCAGTCGATGACACCATAGGTCTCTGCCAGATCACACTCCCATGCGTCTTGATCGGTTGCCATCATCTCGGCGAGGGTTACGAGTTTTTTACTGCTTTGTCCTCTGCGGTCGCGATCGCAATGATTTCGCCAACCTCACGAAAGACTTCGTTGACCGGTACACGGCCACCCTTGTCTCCGGCAAGATGCTTGTAAAATCGCTCTTCTTCCGCTTCGTCAGAAAAAACGATGGAGATGAGATCGAGCGCACCGTTGAGCTGTTCGTCTTCATCTCCATTTTTCATTTTTGCGTATGTCTTAAGGAATCTAAAATCAGTCATTAAGTTATCCGGAATAGTGAAACTAAAACCGGATGAGGTCACGCCCTTGACCATGCTCTACCGCCTTTCTTTATGCAGATTTGTAGTATTCGTAGTGGAAGTTTCCAACAGAATCCTCGACCGCCGTAATCTTAACGTCGTATCCGATCGGCTCGCTGTCGTTGTAGACAATATCAGCAAGCTCGGTGATCTTAGCAGACGGAATAACTGTTCTGAACAGCACGCCGTTAGTCAGGATCTGGTCGATGATCCAGGAATGATATTCCAGTTCGTCAGCGTTGACGTTGACGGTAATGCCATCTGCGAGGGTTCCGCTCACGTTGTCAGCACCGTGTACAGCCTTGAGGACTGCCACGTTCAGCACCTCAATCATCTTAAAACCAAAAACGTCCTTGCGCTCGGTCTGAGTCGTCAGAACATCGACCTTGCCCCATGCCTGCACGGTCTCGCTAGTCCGTGTGTTGGAGTTGGTCACGCCTGCATCAGAGATATATCCAACACAGCTAAATGCTTCATTCAACGCAGCGTTTGCAGTGGTCGGGAGGGCAGTCCCAACATCTGCGATATAGATTGCTCCAGTCGTTTTGGGCTTGCCCGCGCTGACGTTGGCCGCAGTGTTCAAGTTTTCGTTAGCCATTAAAAGCCTCCTTAATAATGCACGATGTCAAAAAGAGCACCGTAGCGGTACTCCTTTGTAGTCGTGTCTGTATCGTTGTAGTTACTATTCAGCCTGCAAGAGGCTACCATGTTATGCTCCACAAGCCTGTCCATTGCCGCCAGCACTTCCTCGTTGAGATTCTGCACTGCGACCATGGAAGGGCCGTAAATATCAATAGTGATCATTGCCGTCCGCAGTCTGTCGGTGACTCCCCCGCCGGTTCTCTCGACCGTGCAATAGCTACTGACCTGAGGATCGTGAGGGACTTCGCCATAAGCAGGCACGGACAGCGTGTCGTTTAAGTGCTTAACGATAAGCTGTTCGATAGTCATGCGTGTATACCTCCGAGAGCCTTTTGCAGGGTCTTGTGCTTACGGTTGGAGTAGTAAGCATGAGCACTGTCGACGCTGACGGTCGAGCCTGCTCTGGTTTCGCCGACGCCGTTCTTGATCTTGTAGCCCTCACCGCACTGCGAGAGCACCTGCTGCCCAAGGTCAGACACGATCTGAAGCATTTCGCCGGACTGCATGATCTCTCGCACGCCTGCACTGTTCAGATGAAATTCGAAATCATCAGACATATCGCTCCACTCCAATCGTTTTGTTCCATGACAGTGGCACGTTCGCCTCGATCCACTTTTTCGGGATTCCAACTGTGCGATACCGTTCACCGTAGATCTCGACGGTGCGATCCGTCCATGTGTGCGTGTCTCCCTTTGGGATGTAGACATTCAGCTCGATGTGCTTGCCGTACAGGCGCACAGATTCAACTACATCCTCAGCCGATGCGGGAGAGACCAGCACGTTGTCGACCTCCACAGGCGTCTCAGCAAAAACCGGGCTGTTGAGGTCGTCCGTGCCAGTCTGGGTCTTTTCATACAAGGTAATGCTGATTCCTTTAATCATGATTCGACCATCCCCTCGATCGGACTATATGAGCCGATTTTATTGCCGGTTCCAAGGAGCTTCTTTTCGACTCTGGTCAGATACAGTTCTCCGGATCCGCTTGCGTTCGTCCAGCTCTGCGAGTAACCGCCCGCTGAGATGGATCCCTGCGTCGCTCCAAGAGGCAGACTCAGCGAGTCGCCGATCGCCCTGCGTACCATGCGACAGGATACGACCTTTTTCGCATCTGCACTTGCGCCCACGTTGTAGGCGTCAATGATCAGCCCGGCCTCGTCCAGCAAGGTGGCGCACATGGTGATTTCGTCAGCTGTAAGTGTGCGATATCCCGCTTCTACTTCAGCAGTCGTCGCGTATGCCATGACTTACACCTCATTTCTTAGTGGTTCGTGTCTTTTTTCTCGGCTTCTCCTCTGCAGGCTCAGTAGACGGCTCAGCGGCCAGCTTATGGCCAGCCGCCTTATATTCGTCCACACGGCTCTCATGAACCCACATATGAGTGCCGAACTCTTTGTGGATAAATTCAACCATTAGTTAGTGAGCAGGTTGAAGCAGTCGGTGTCAGCACGGAAGCCAACTTCGATTTCCGCAAGAACACCAACCATGTTCTGCTGCCACAGGTTGATCGTTGTCTGGCCGCTAACAACGGATGCCTGATCGGATACAGAGATCTGTACGCCCTCAACAGTGCCAAATACTGCCTTGCTCCAGTCACCGGCAATACCTACGAGGCTAGGATTGCTATTAGCACCAGCCTTGTAAAGTGCCTTATTGAAGTAGGTCGGTACACCAAGCACACGATCAACAACGCCCTCGGTAGCGGATGCCAGGAAGAGCGGTCTATTCTGTCCGTCAACTGCGGAAAGCAGGAGTCCACGGCCCTGTGCGCCCATTGCTACGCCGTTCATAACACCGCCGTGCGCAGCGATGTCGCCATCTGCAGCAACGAGGCCGAGATATGTGCCGTTGTTGGCGTTTGCGATGCTCTGTGCTGTGCAGTTTGCAAAGGTATCAAAGTACTGACCGGGAGCCTGAGTGCCACCGATTACAGTCTGGTCAAATACTGCCGCAAGGGCAGCAGGCAGACGCTGAATCAGTGCATCATAAAGAGCCTCTGCGTCTCTTGTAAACTCTTTAGAGAATGTCTCGATAACTGCGATCTTGTAAGCAGCCATCAGCTTGGTTGTTGCTACCGGATTAGATACAGGCTTTGCTGCGGTCTCTGCTACCCATGCAGCAGTGGGGTCGCCAGTGATTACCGGAATAGTAAGTCCTCTTCCGGGAAGTGTTACTCTGCGAGCAAGTCTCATGATCGCAGACTCCTGCTGTGTCTTCTGAATAATTTCGTTGGAAATGTCGCTGGGCAGTGCCATGCCATTAGATGTTCTGTTAATATCAGCCATGATGTTAACTCCTTTACTGTTTTTTTAGTGATGTCTCGAACCAGTTCGCAAACTGTTCTCTTGTGCTACCTGATGCCGTTTTTCTGACTTCCCCTGCGTCTCTCACGCTGGGATAGCCATGATCCATGTAAGGTTTCAGCTTTTCAGCCTGTGCCTTGCATATCTCTTCCGTATCGCCGTTAATGAGTTCAACGGGAACTCCAGTCTCTGCCGACACCTTAGTTCTAATCTGCCGAACTTTCTCCGCATGCTTGTAAGAATCGAGTTCCTTCTGCAGAGCCTCTGCTCGTTCTGTTGCCTTCTGAAGTTCTGACTTGGATGCTTCTTCTGATGCATCGAATTTCTCTGCTTTCTGTTTGAGTTCTTCATAGTCCGCATACTTCAGACGCTCTCTTTTGAGTCTGTCGCCGATGATGGCGTCCATCTCTGCCTGAGTAAAGGTTTTCGGCTCTTCCGGCTGTGTCGCCGTAATATTCTCCTGATTCACAGTTTCGTTCATGTTACAAATCCTCCAAATGAGTGGTTTACCTCGTTTAAGGCACGAGTTGCCAAAAACAAAAGCACCTGTTACGGTGCCTTTATCATCTCTATTCTTCTTGCCGCATATGCGCGCCTCTTCTGGGCGTTGATGGCTTCTTTGTTCTGCTGATATAGCTCTCTGCGCATCGTGTTGATCTTGTCTTTCGGCTTTGCTCCGGATGCCTCCGTGTAAGCTGCCAGATACTCCTCCGGATCGTAGCCTTCGACATCCGTATCGGTGTTGTGCCGGACAACA